TTCTTAAGGTTTATGAAGGGCAAATCTCCCAATCCATAAGTCTCCTGATAAATAGTATTATTAGGTAACACTTATGTCAACATATCCAACCGCTTCTGTTCTTTCAACCCCAACCGGGTTAACACTAGATGAGTTAAAAGAGGGACTATTTAACAATCTTAGATATCGTCTTGGTGACGGGATGATTGATATTGAATTGGATCCTCAACATTACGAGGCAGCGTACAACTACGCTATTAAGGTCTATCGTCAAAGGGCACAAGCCGCTACGGAAGAATCTTATATTCTAATGACCATTGAAAAGAATGTAGATACTTACACTCTTCCTGCTGAGTTTATCAATGTGCGTAGTATTTTCCGTAGAACAATTGGTTTAGAAACTGGTCCAGGAGCAAGTTCTTTTGACCCATTCTCTAGTGCGATTCTAAACACATACTTATTGAACTATAACTATGCAGGGGGTATGGCAACATATGACTTTTATGCGGGTTATGTTGAGTTAGCCGCACGTATGTTTGGGGGTTATGTAACATATACATTCAACCCAGTGTCCAAGATATTGCGTATTGTTCGTGATCCAAAAGGGTCCGGTGAGCGTGTATTGATATGGGCCGATGTACAAAAGACAGAAGAAATATTATTACAAGATCCAGGCGCTGGAGTATGGATTGGTGACTTTATTTTAGCTAATCTTAAAGTTATGATTGGTGAAGCCCGTGAGAAATTCGGAACTATTGCAGGTCCAGGTGGCGGTACATCATTGAATGGTACTGCTATGAAAGCAGAGGGTAAAGCTGGAATGGAATTACTGATTGAAGAATTGAAGAAATATGTAGATTATTCACAGCCCCTGACATGGGTACAGGGATAACCTAAATGCTTTCTATTGTCTTGTTAATGTAATATAATAAGTACTTATAGGAACATTGTATGATTATAGGTATCACTGGTTTAATTGGTTCAGGCAAAGACACAATTGCTGACTATCTTACTACACATCATGGGTTTAAACGAATCAGTTTTGCATCCAGTCTTAAAGATGCAATAGCAGTAATCTTTGGATGGAACCGTGAATACCTTGAAGGCACTACAAAAGCTAGTAGAGTTTGGCGTGAACAGAAAGATGAATGGTGGAGCAATCGTTTGGGGATGGACATTACCCCAAGATGGATACTACAATATTGGGGAACTGATGTATGTCGTAATCATTTTCACAATGATATCTGGGTAGCAAGCGTAGAACACAAGTTATTAAACTCTAATGAAGATATTGTAATTACTGATTGTAGATTTGCCAATGAAATAAATGCTATTAGAAACATAGGTGGTATAGCAATTAGAGTAAAACGAGGCCCTGATCCTGAATGGTATGATTCAGCAGTGTCATTCAACAAGGGTCCAAATGGTAACTCAGCTTGGGCACTGGGTAAAATGAAGTTGGACAAACTACATATTCATGCCAGTGAATACAGTAGTGTAGGGTTAGACTATGACCATATGGTAGATAACAACGGAACCATTGATGAGTTACACAACACTATGTATAGTATCATTAATAGTCAATCTGTAGATCACCACGCCGCCAAGTAACTTCTTTCTTTTTGACAACTTCTACGCAGTTTAAGCAAATACTGCGTAGATTAGTTTGTTCAATATGTTCTAAGTTTCCATCAACATGAAACACAGTTATTTGTGTTGTGAATAGACTTTTAAAGCCACATAAATCGCATGTGGCTTTTTTCTTGTATCCACTTTTAGTCCAGTTAGCAGTTCTGGCTTTCAGTTTATTTTTCTTCCTGCCACACTCATCACATGTACTTCTATAATGTGTAACCCCGTTCCGCTTATAATTTATAGCAGTATGATTTTTATTACATTTCGTACAGATTGGGCGTTGTAATAGCATACTGTATTTATAATGAAACCTTCGAAGGTACGGTTATACCGACTTTTTTAGATTTATTCATAAATAATAGTATGCAATTAGTAGGTTGTAAACCTCATAATCTTACATAAAGGAAAATAAAATGGCATTAACATCACCAGGCGTAGAAGTCACAATCATTGACCAAAGTCAATATCTACCAGCACCCGGCGGCAGCGTACCGCTAATCGTTTTCGCAACAGCACAGAACAAAGCTAATCCGTCTGGTACAGGCGTAGCAGCAGGTACTACTGCGGCTAATGCAGGTAAGTTGTATCAAATTACAAGTCAACAAGATTTGGTAAATTTCTACGGAGTACCATTCTTCTATACAACAACTGCTGGAACTCCAATCCAGGGTTACGAACTAAACGAATATGGTTTACTAGCAGCATATTCAGCGTTGGGTATAACTAATCGTGTCTATACTTTACGTGCTGATATTGACCTAGCTTCATTGGTTGGTTCAGTCGGTCGTCCATCTGGCGCACCTACAAACGGATCATATTGGTTAGATACTACCAACACTACTTGGGGCATTTTTGAATTCAATGCGACAACTGGACAATTTACCCCAAAGACTCCAATTGTTATTACTGATTCAACTTATTTAATTAACGGATTCCCATTAAACAGTTTGGGTAATATCGGTGATTATGCAATTAATGCTACAGTAGATGCGGTAAGCGATTATCAACAATATTATTACAAAACTTCCGATAATGCGTGGAATGTGTTAGGAAGTTTCCAGTGGCAAAAACAATGGCCAACTATTCAAGGTACAAATTCTAATCCTACCTTGACTGCAGGTGACTCCTTCACAATTGATTTAAATGGTCAATGGTATGTTACTATTACAGTTCCAAATGATGGCGGGGGCGTCGGTTCAGTAACAGGTGTAGCTAACGTTATCAATTCATTAGGTTTTGGTTACATGACAGCACAAGTAAAATCTGGTAAGTTAACAATATATTCTTCTCAGCCATCACTTACTGGAAATCAATATCTATCAATTGGTTCTGGAACTGGTACAGTTTTAGCTGATATTGGCATCACTCCGCAAAATTACTATCAACCTCAAGTTATTTACGGTACTTCAGCAGAAATGCCATTGTGGTCAAGCAGTCAAGAATATCCTCATCCAACTGGATCAGTTTGGATCAAAGCTAGCAGTGCTGGGCTTGGTCTAACACCAGTAGTATCAGAATATGATTCAATTACTGCTTCTTGGAGAGCAAAACCAGTAACATTGGCTACTGACGATTGGGAAGCATCAAGCCAAATAGATTCATCTGGTGGTCAAGCTATACCAGTCGGTACGGTCTATGCTCAATATGACGGTGATTATCCCTACATTAATAGAACCAATCCTAATTATTTATGGAGAAGAGCAGCACTAGGTCCAACCGTAGCAACAGGTACAGTATCAAACTTTACAGTATCTTTACCGTTCTCATTGGGTAGTTCAACCATCAGTGTACAAACTAGTATACCAAACAGTACTAGCTTGTCTAGCACATATACAGTAACTATTGCTGATGGTGATGACCCTACTGCGTTTGTAACTGCATGGTTAGCTGCTGGTATTCCTTATACAAATGCACTAGTAACTACTGATGGTGCTGTTCAATTAATACACACTAAAGGCGGCGAAATTGTAATGAATGATTTTATTACTACAACAGGCGCCAATCAAGGTTTTTCTAATTCCATATTAGAACAAACTGGCTTTGTGTACAATGTTACTCCTTTTGTAAAATACGGCGGTGCCATTTCTAGTGGTGTTACAGATTTTGTTAATATAGCTACTACAGGTGGAAGCGGCACTGGATTAACAATAAAAGCTAGTGTTGAAAGTCACGGTAATTACATGATTACAGGTGTTGGCGTATCAGCCGGAGGAACTGGTTATGCTGTAGGCAATTCAATAACTGTTAGTGGTGCTTTGTTAGGCGGATCAAACCCAAGCAACAACTTAGTTTTAAAAGTTGTTGCTGTAGGTGGATCCGGGTCTGTTACCGCAGTTACATATGTAAGTGGATTTTCAAACACAATGTTTGCCACTCAAATTAGTAACTGGACTCCATTATCGTTTACAGCTAACGAAGGCGCTCCGGTAGCAAATCCGGCACAAGGAACAAATTGGTTCTGGAGTGTCATTGATCAGGTTGATATCATGGTACAATCTGGTGGTCAATGGAATGGATATAAAAATGTAAACTATGACTCTACTGGTTTCCCAACACCATCCGGTAGTAATATGACCGATCCAAACGGTCCTATCATTTCAGCAACAGCACCAACTACACAAAGTGACGGCGTTTCTAGCTTAGTATACGGTGATTTATGGATCGATACTAGCGATTTAGAAATGTTCCCAATAATTAGTCGCTGGCAATATGATACTACTAACCTAAAGGATGTATGGGTATTGATTGACAATGCTGACCAAACAAGTAGCAAAGGTGTATTATTTTCTGACGCTCGTTGGGCAACAAATGGGGACGTTAACGTAGTTAATGATCCTATCCCAAGCATCTCAAGTTTGTTAACTAGTGATTACTTAGACTTAGATGCACCGTCAGCAGATATGTATCCTACAGGTATGCTATTGTTTAACACACGCCGTTCAGGATACAATATCAAATCATATCAAGCAAATTATTTCAATGGTATTAATTTCCCAGGAGCAGATTTGCCGGCACAAACTGCTACATGGTTAAGCGAGAGTGGTTTAAAATCTAATGGCAGTCCATATATGGGCCGTCAAGCACAACGTAATATGGTTGTAAAATCATTGCGTTCAGTAATTGATACTAACTATGATATTCGTGATGAAGATAATTTCTTCAACTTAATGGCTACACCCGGTTATCCAGAAGCACAACCTAACATGATTGTATTGAATGCTGATCGTGGCGAGACAGGTTATATCTTGGGTGATACACCAATGAGATTACCATCAGATGCAACTGCAATTCAAGCATGGGCAACTAACGCAGCAGGTGCTACAAGCACGGGTGAAGACGGTTGTGTATCACGTAACACATACTTAGGCTTGTTCTATCCAAGCGGTATCACAAGTGACTTAAGTGGTAACTTAGTTGCTGTTCCCCCAAGTCACATGATGTTACGCACATTCTTACGTAATGATAACATCGCTTATCCTTGGTTCGCAGCAGCGGGTACACGTAGAGGTAACATTGAAAATGCCACTAACATTGGTTATATTGATAATGCAACCGGTGAGTTTGTAACTACTAAGACACGTATTGGTATACGTGATGTATTGTATATTAACTTTATCAATCCATTAGTATTCTTTACAGGTATTGGTTTGTTAAATTACGGCAACAAGACAAGTTACAATAGTTCTAGTGCTTTAGACAGAACTAACGTTGCACGACTAATTGCTTATGTACGTAGACAATTAACATTGGCAGCAAGACCATTCGTGTTTGAACCTAACGATGCACTAACACGTAATCAAATTCAAGGTGTTGTTCAAACATTGATGGTCGATTTGAAGGCAAAACGCGGTATCTATGACTATCTTGTTATATGTGATTCAAGTAATAACACACCGGCAAGAATTGATAGAAATGAACTATGGGTAGACGTTGCAATTGAACCAGTCAAGGCAGCTGAATTTATCTACATCCCAGTTCGTGTTTTAAACACAGGTGAGATATCACAATTGAAATAATATGATAACCCCTTAGGGGGTTATCTGTTTATTTAAGATAAATAAGATTAACAGGAGATATATAAAATGGCAACAGCCTCACAATCATTGTTCAACATGACAGTAGCATCTGATA